TCATAGGTAGGATAGAATGTAGCATAACGCCTGTCAATTTCTTTACGCAATATTTTCGTAATTACGTGCTCGTTGTGCTGGGTATACTCCTTACACTTGGTCTCCATAGACTTCATATATAGCTTGTGACATAACATTTTTTCATCTTGATTTAAACTTGCCCACATTTTTCTTCTATGTTCAAATTTCTCCTTATCAGCGATAATCTGTTTATACTCAGCGTCACGCTTATCAAACCACTTGTTAAGGTCGTAGTCATTAAGAGTTATAATATTGTCCAACTGCTTTACGGTACAGCTGCGTAGAGAACCACCCGTAGAGTGTGGATTATCTCCCATATAGTCCAAAAGCATATTAAGCTTATTCTTCTTGTTGTGAATTCTGTTCATCATAGTTGTATTGTTACTAATCCTGTACAGTAGCAAAACGAATTCAATTTTTTTTTTAATTCAGCTGTACGATTGTACGATTGAACGTAAAAAAAAATTACATTTATTTAAAACATTAATTAAAATAACCGTACATCATCAAATGTCTATGTCTTGTATCTAAAATTTCTTTTTCTTCTTTGTAGTGATTACAAAGCTTCAAGTACCCGTCTTCTTTTCCTCTAAAAAGTTTTTCACCGTGCGGGTCTATATTTACGTAAGTATCTGGATTATAATCTTCCATCGTTTTATACATTTGCTTTATTACTAGGGCGTAACCTTTTTGATACATTTTTTTATTTTTGTTATAAATTCCTGCGTCCATAATACAGTTGTATCTGGACATTTTTACGGGCACTTGTGGCTTGTCTTTAAAGTGGTCAAAAACTGACTTACACTCTAAGTACTTTTGCTTTGCGTCGTCCCTATAAAGCTTAAACATAGATTGTATTTCTTCCTCGTTCATGATTGTATTCTTACCTATCCTGTACAGTAGCAAAACGAATTCAATTTTTTTTTATTGGCAATTAATATGTACGTTTACAAATAAAAAATATAATTTATTTAAAACATTAATCAAAATAATCAGGGTCAATTAATATGAAGTAGTCTCGTGCGTTCCCCTCAGTAAACATAGAGGGGTCACTTTTTCTTGAATAAAACGCTATACGACACATTTTCCCGTTGAGTTTTGTATCAGCCCACCTAGAACCGAGAAACCCGTTACTCCACTTCTTACCATCAACCTTGTGGTTTTTCTTATCAAGCAAGAAGTTCATTACGGCATCTTTTGTCTTTGGGTCCCACCACCAAGCAAGACAATCCTCACCACCCGATTGACTTATAACCGTTTTGTCTTTTAAAATAGTCCTGTTTAGCGGGTAAGTCTCCAAACATTTTAGATACGTTTCTAATTCCTTTCCACGTCTAGCAATTTCTTCCTCAGCATCGTCTCTCATCAAGAGTGGTGTAGCACCAGTACGAACCTCACCCGAACGGTCAATTACAATTGTGTTGCTTGTCATTTTTGTTGTTGTCTATCCTACACAGCCCTAAAACGAATTCAATTTTTTTTTATAATCGTAAGTAATTTATCCTGCGCACGCTTTTCGTACATACGTCTTTTCTCTTCACGGTTCTTGGCTAGCTTATAAGCCCTAAGCTGCTTATTGTAAATGTCAGCATACAATCCCTGTTTAGCAATTAACTCCGTATAATCCATTATATTATATTGTAATATATTATTATGAATTACGTTATTGCCATACCGTCGTATAAGCGTCCAAAAGAATTACTACAAAAAACTATAATGACTTTGATTAACGGACAAGTGGATACAAGTGCTATACACATATTCGTAGCCAATCGTGAAGAATATGATATTTATAAGCCACTTTTTCCTACACTTAAAGTAATTATTGGCGAATTAGGAATACGAAACCAGCGTATATTTATATCTAAGTACTTTCCTGAAAATCAATATATCGTGTCCATAGATGATGACGTAGAAGCTTTAAATGTGCTAGATGACAAGAAACTAAAAGTCGTAATTAATATAGATTTTTTTATTAAACAAGCGTACGATAGATTAATTACAGAACATTTATATCTATGGGGTATTTATCCAGTTAATAACCCGTTCTTTATGAAACCAGTCGTAACAACAAAATTAAAATTTATAATTGGTGTTATACACGGTTACATTAATAGACATAATGATTTACTATACCCGAACATTCTTAGCGAAAGCAAAGAAGATTATGAACAATCACTTTTATTTTACAAAATGGACGGTGGTGTTGTACGATTTAATTATATTTCAGCCAAGACTAAATTTAACGCAATCGGTGGTTTAGGAAAGGATAGACACGAACGCAATCATATAGCGTCTGTATATTTAAAGGAAACATACCCTGAACACATAACTGTATTTAATAGAAAGAAAAATAATATGAGTGAAGTGAGATTTAAAATAAAAAGAGTATATATAAATGGCACCAAAGAAAGCAAAGAAAGCGAAGAAGCCTGTACAGCAAAAACAAAAACAGAGACAATCACAACGTGTTGTTGTTAATGTTAATCAGCCATCAAGAGCGAAAAAACGAAGAGCGCCAGCAAGACGTGTAATACAGCAAGTAGTGTCTCAACCCCTGATTACGATGGGTGGCTCAGTCCCACAGCCAGTTCCTATTTTCAATCCTTCACCTATTCAATCATCAGGTGGCTTTAATATACCTACACCCGTACCTACAAGTTTAGGTGCCCCTATGGAATTAAGCGCACCTGTTGAAGTGCCTGTATTCGCCAAGGAAACACCCATAGTTATTGGTGGTGAACAATTACCTATGCCTGTAATGGAACCTGTTAAAGAATTAGCGCCAATTCCAATTAGAGAAAAGCAGCCCGTTGTTGTACCAGTCAAACCGCCTATTATTGAAGACAAACCTATTGTAATGCCAAGACCGCCGCCTGCGCAACCTATCTCAATTATATCTACAAAGCCACCCCTTACAGCTGATAAAAGCGACAGTAAATTTATATTACCACCACCCCCCGCACGTAGTGATATGAAAAGCACAGCATCTATGATAAGTGAACTATCCAAAGAGACTGGCATTACATCAAAGAAAGTAGCCGACTTTTTATTTCCAAAGAAAAAAGAACCAGCTAGCGGAAGTAAAAGCGTGGTAAGCGACCTGACAAAAAGTGCGGGTCCTAGCACTATCTTTGCCGAAAATTGGAAGAACGAATTAAAAGCACCCAAAGCCCCAGTAGATAATGACCCGTTGTTTTTTACAAAAGAAGATTTATCAGTTGCTGGTCCACCACCTAGTCTACCAACCATTTCTACAAGGTCGGGGTTTTATAACGAACCTTTTAAGGGGTCATTCGCAAACGAGCCTATAATTGTTCCACCGAAAGAAGTGGTCGTTTTAAAGAAACCTGAACTAAAACGAAGCAACCCTTACGACATTTTTAGTGATAACGACGCTAATCGTTCCATAGCAAGTGAAAAATCGTTGATAGTTATACCAAAAACGGCTAACGAAAAACCGTCAGCTAAGCCACCGAAGAAAAGAGTGGTAATGAGTAGTGATAGTGAGCGGGAGCTTAATATTATACCGCTTGATGAACCAGCTGGAAGACTACCAACTGTTAAAGAAAGGAGAAGTAACTACATAACCTTGGCTGAACTACAAGAACAAGCAGTAAAAAATAAGATAAGTATAACCAGAGCAAACGGTAAAAAGAAAACACGTGAAGAACTAAGATTAGAGATTTTAGGATAAATTATTTTCTTACTATACTACATAAAATGAGTAACGCAGATTTAGAAGTTTTAGAAGAAACAAAAGATTTAGAAGAAGAAAGTCAGCCTGAGAAGATAGAAAAGCCTAAAAAGCCACGTACACAGAAACAGATTGAAGCTTTTGAGAAAGCACGTAAGGTACGTGACGAGAAACGTAGTGAACGTAAAGAGGTAAAAGTTAAAGCCGAGACGGAATATAAGAAAGTGAAAGAGGAAAAAATTGTAAAGAAAGCCTTAGCTATTAAAAAGAAACAAATTATCCAGGACGCAGATTTAGACGCTATTAGTGAAGACGACATACCTGTTGAAGTAATAAAAAAGATTATGACGAGAAAGAAGGCTGTGGCTAAGGTAGTAGTAAGACCTAATACACCTGAACCAATTAAGCCATCCGTGTCATTTATTTAATCTAACGGATATGTATAGATGTCTTCGCAGTCGCCTTTGGCTTTGACAAAATTAAATGACGAAGTAGTTGAGTGGATAAACGAAGTATTGTTACCAACAATTAAAAAGCGCTGTGTCAAAATAAGTATGGGGCGCACGAACTCTGGTATTGGACGTACAGAGGTTTATGGTTATGGTGCTAGAAGGTGCCGAAGTGACGATTTTTACGCTAGCAATAAACTTAATGCTGAACTGTTCCACTTATTGCTCCTTTTAGGCGACAAAATTGTACCAAAAATACTACCCTTTACTTCCATTCAAGTAAATCATAATTACCAAACAAAACCACACCAAGACAAAAATAATGTCGGTATATCACTTACACTATCATTCGGTGACTTTACTGGCGGGGAGTTAGTAGTAGGTGGTATTCCTTATCAAACAAAAAATAGTACATTAATTTTTAATGGAGGTTTAGAAGAACATTATAATAATCCAATTATTGGTGACCGTTATTCTATTACGTATTTCGTCAGCAAATTCAGCAAGGACAATCCTAGAACTGCCTATGATGTTCATAATGAATTAATTAGCACCATTCCACTTTAAGCAAAGTGGAGCAAACTTATAGGGGTTCGGGGACTTGTCCCTGAATTTTAATATCCAGATATAATATAAATGGATATTTTAGAGAACATACCTGTGCTTGCTGAATTGAACCCTGTCGCCCCTGTAACACTAAAAGATATACAAAAAATACATTCAAGTCTTACTCTTGAAAATCCTTTAACCTTTATGATTTTTCTCTCCAAGAGACCAGATTTAGAACAAAAAGACAAAGATATTTATCTCCAAATAATTAAAAGATTGAAAGATAATGAGAGGTTCCAATACGAGAAGGCTATGGGTAGTATGGTGGCGGCGAGCCTGCCGTCATCTATTGAAGAGTTGCCATCGCTTACCATATCCAAGCCAGAGGAGACTGACAAGCCGTCAACCGATGTTTATGATGCCTAAGCCGTAGGCGACCGATTAAGCCGTAGGCGACCGATTAGATATAATCTTTACTAATACTATATGAGTAACGATTATATACAAGAAGACATAAGGCTTATTAATTTATACTCACAATCTGCTACAACCTACTTAAACGGCACACTCAAATCAAATGTTTCATTTAATTTTAAGAATATATTGAGCGACCAGAGAGATATTGTATATTCCACAATAGGTGTATCAACAGCGCAAATACCAGTATCGTATTATACGATTAATGAATTTAATAATGTTTTAGCAACAAATTCAGGAAACATTACCATCACAGCAGGAAACTATACGGCATCAACATTAAGAGCAGAGTTGTACGCAAAATTAGTACCATTATCAGGCTTTACCCCTGATTTAGTAGTGTCAATTAGCTCATCAACTGGAAAACTGACATTTCAAGATAGCGCTAGTCAATTTACTTTTTATCAAGAAAGGTTTGGTGTAGTATCAACGGCTTACGATATTTTAGGCTTTGACATCAATGTACCCTTTTATACTTCTTCTATTCCGTTTGGTGGGTCACTTCAAACGTTGACAGTCCCTTATCCTTTAAATCTTTTAGGAATACAGCAACTACGTATTAACAGTTCTGCCTTGGCGACTTATAACAGCAATTCCACTACGATGGGTGAAAGCAATTTAATAGGAGTTGTTCAATCAACAGCGCCGCCTTTTGGTATGATATTATACGCTAATCAAACAAGTTATGGTGTATTAAAAACTAAGAATATTTCCATTATAGACATTCAAATTTTAGACGAAAATGGCTTTTATGTTGACTTCAATAACGTAGACTGGACGATTACATTCCAGCTGACTATATTTAGGAGAATTCCATTACCTTCAAGTTCTATGGAATTTTTAAAGCCTATTTTAGCTACATTGAATACCATCCAAAATAATTTAGAGAATAATCCACCACCTTCTACGACAGACCAAACAGATAATTCTCCGTCGGCAGCAGACACAGCCCAAGATTTAGTAAATCAACAAAATCAACAAGAACAAGATTTGCTGAATAATGATGATAATAGTTTAGATATAATGAGTTATAACAAACTCCTACCATCTTGACCTTTAATTAAGTTTAATTGGCTCCACCTTTTAAAGGTGGAATTATTTAGTAATAATGGTAAGCAATTTCTTAATTAAGTTTAATTGGCTCCACCTTTTAAAGGTGGAATTATTTTCTTTTTATAATGTATAATATGTCCGTACTTCCACGAGAACTTCAATACGTACCTACGCTGCCTTCACTCGGCGACAACGTCGTTAACACCACCGTAGTTATTTCGCCTTCTAACGGAGCAACTTTCAACGAGAACGCAATCATCCAGTTTGACCTGCCCCAGCGTGGCTTTTTAGACCCTAATACCCTTTACATTCGTTACAAAATGACGCTAACATCTGCTGCTAACGCCGAAATTAAAGGTACACCTGTTTATACCCCTTTTGTCAACTTACAGACCATTTTCGGGTCATCTGTTGTAGAGAATATCCAGAACTATGGACAAATCCAAAATATGCTTACACAGCTTACACACAACGGTTCACAGAAAGCTGGTCTTGCTTCTTGCTATGGTTTAGGAGATTACACTGTAACTACCGCCGTGACGCAATTAGGTGCTAACATCAACGGTCGCATCTGTACAGCAAGTGAAATTATTTCTGTTGCTGCCCCCTTAAAATGTATATTGAGTGAAAGTGAGAAACTTGTGCCTTTGGCTATGATGAGCGGTGTTCGCCTTCAACTCACTCTTGACACGATAGCCAACATCTTCACTACGGCTGTTGTTCCTACGGGCTTTGTGTTGAGTAACGTAGAGTTGGTCTATGACTTGATTGACTTCGGTGCTGGTGTGGAGAATATGGTTCGTTCTATGGGCGAGAAAATCTACGTCAAGAGTACTTCTTACGCCTGCTCTAACAACACTTTGGCTACGGCTACAACTGGTACGGTTGATTTACTGTACAATACTAGATTAAGTTCAGTAAAAAGTCTTTTTGCTAACTTTGGTGGAACTTCGGCAGCTTCTCTTAACAAAGTTTTTGATAGTTATGATATTACATCAAGCAATGGTGACTACTCCTTTTCTATCGGTGGACTTCAATACCCCGCCAGACCTATCTCTACTTCTGCTAACAAAACAGGTGCTATGATGGAACTTAAACAGGCAATAGGTGGTGTACACAGTATGGAGACTAACAACTTTTCCATATCGGCTGGTGAGTTCGGTGTTGTTGGTAACGCAACTACGACCGTGCGCATACCAGCTAAATTTTTCTTAGGAGTTAACCTAGAAAAGCTTTCAACAAATGGTGCTTTACTTACGGGCTTGTCTACTCAATCAGCCCCAATCGGCTTACGTATCAATCTTGGAACTGCTACGGCTCAAAATCACAACATCTCAGTCATAGCGATGTACGACGCTCTCATAGAGATTTCCACGCCTGATAAAAACGCGACAGTCAAACAATGATAAAAAAATAGTAACAAATAGTAAAATAACTTAAAGAACTTGTGCTATAATATATTATAATATGGTAAATTATAGCAACGGAAAAATATATAAAATCGTCTGTGACACGACCAACCTTGTTTATATTGGAAGCACTACGGAAAAATATTTAAGTAGAAGATTGGAAGCACACAAACAAGGGTATAGACGTTTTAAGGAAGGTCAGTCTAACAGATGCTGCACGTCATCACAAGTATTAGAAGCAAACACGTATTCCATCATTTTGTTAGAATTGGTAGATTTTAAAACAAAAGACGAATTGGTAGCAAAAGAGAGATACTATATTGAAACTATACCTTGCGTCAATAAGGTAATACCATTACGAACCATAAAAGAATATAGGGAAGCAAACAAAGAAAAAATAAGCGCGCAGAACAAAAAAAGAATTCAAAAATACAAAGAAGCACACAAAGAACAACTAAGCAAACCAATAGAATGCGAATGTGGTGGTAGATATTCATTTTTAAATAAAGGGGCGCATTTAAAGACCCAAAAGCACGTGAATTATGTTGCTTCAAATATTTAGAAATTTATAATATATGTATTAATATATATTATGCCGCACTTCACAATCAAAGTAAACGATAAGCCTAATCTTAAAAAGTGTGAATTCCTTTGTGACAACGGACTACACGAAAAATTAAATGCTTATGAACTGACTAAATTTATGAACTGTCACAGTACGAATTTATTTTTAGGAAAGCCTAAGTCGGGCAAGACTTCTCTCTTATATTCCTTTTTCAAGTCCAAAAAACTATTTAAGAAAGTCTTTGATACCATTTATATTTTCCAACCTGCCAATTCAAGACAATCTATGAGCGACAAACTCTTTGATACGTTGCCAGAAGACCAATTATATGAAGAACTTAATTACGACAATTTAGCCGAAGTAATGGACAAATGTAAGCAGACAGATGTGAAGCACAATAACTGTATTATTTTTGACGATGTAGCATCAAACTTGAAGGATAATGAGATACTGAAATTATTAAAAGAACTTATAATGAACCGTAGACATTTACACGTTAGTTGCTACTTTCTCTCTCAAACATTTAAATCAGTTCCAAAAGATATTAGAAAGTTGTTCTCAAATATATTCTTATTTAGGGTATCAAAGCACGAACTAGGAGATATGTTTGAAGAAATTATAGAACACAAAAAAGATGATGTTTTAGCAATTTCAAAATTAGTTTTTGATAAACCATTTCAATATTTATTTATAAATACAGACACACAACGACTGTTTAAAGGCTTTGACGAAATACTAATAGATGAAGATTAAAATATTTTAGTAATATATAATGGGACTTTCCAAAATAGCACGAAGAACCGAGAACAAAATCTCACGTGGAGCGAAGGTAGCAAACAAAATAGCTGGTACAACTAGTAATGTATTAGGTAAGGTCGGTAATGTAGCGGAGAAGGTAAGCAACGTCAGCGGTAAGATATTGAGTAACCCTATTGTTGAAGGTATTGTAGCTGCCAATCCTGAATTAGCACCTATCTACGGTGGCGCTGTTGCGGCATCAAAGCTGGTAGGAACTGCTGGTAAGGCTGCTGAAAAGGGTTCTAATGTAGCGGGGAAAGTATCTAATGTGTTGGAAAAGGCAAGTAGTATGTCATCAAAGCCCGCTATGTCCTTTGCTTAGGAGGGGTTCGGGGAAAAATAAAATATTTAGTTAATGTATAATGTCTTTTTCAGTATACTTAAACTCAACTAACGGAACTCAGGTAGCGGGGTCGCAGAACCAAATTCAGTATAATATGGATTTCACCAACACTCCCAAACACGACGGAGCATATAAAGTCTATATGTCATTCGCAAGTGAACAGCAACCATACTTTTCAGGTTCAGCCAATTTTGGTGTTATTCGTATTCAGGATTTAGGAGTTATTGATAGTTTTTCGCCTTTCACAACCTTTACAGCAACGAGACAGAACCACGTATTGGGTATTATTAGACCGTCCCAGCCACATATGGGTTTAACGACAACTTTTCCTGCATTAACAACAACGGGAACAGCATCTATTCCAGCAAACTCTGGAACAACCGCATATACACTCACGACAACGACAACGACAGCACCAAATCAACTTCTTGTTAATAATACCGCAGTTCAAACCATAGATGCCAGAATGTATGACAACCCGCCAGTTTATTTACAGTCTAAACCACGTAATAATCAGTTTACGGTAAGGATAACTAACCACGATGGAGTGCTTTACACCCAATTAACCGCCCATTACAGTATGGTATTAACATTTGAGGCGGTATAATTTTCTCTTCTTTAAGTATAGATGTCATTTAATATTAGTCTTAATAGTGTAGATGGAAGGCAGATAGCGGGGAATAACAATCAAATAGAGTATAACTTTGCCTTTGATAAGACACCCGAACATAAAGGGGGGTATAAAGTGTCCTTTGCTTACTCATCTTTATTTTTTGATGAGAACCCCTTTGTCCCGCAATTACAAGATATATATGTGGACGTGAATTTAGGAGTTACTACTTCATACACGCCAAGAGCAACATTTACAGGAACACAAGTCAACCAATTTTTAGGCGTGGTTACGAGTGATGGAAAATTTTTCTCGTCAGTCCAAACACAAATCAACCCGCCAGTGACAACAGGAGTAGCAAGTATTCCTGTTAATTCAGCGACCGATGCTTACACACTAACTACGGATACATCAAGTCCTTCCGTGAGTGTTTATAACTATAATCCTTCAAAGCAATCATACGATGCTTTATTTACAGATAATAAACCGATATATCTACCTACCAAGCCTACGAATAACCAGTTTAATGTGACTTTAAGAAGACACGATGGGACGCTTTTTACCGCCCCACCAATACAACCTTACGTTTTGCTAATCTCCTTTGAAGCCGTTTAGAGGGGATTAAAGGGCTTAAAGGGCTTAAAGGGCTACGCCTGAAACGCCTGAAACCCCTTGCCCCCCTTTTTTAGGAGGGTCACAGGGAGCAACGCCAGTCCCTTTGGACGTAGTTCCTTGTATTATTATCTAATCAATATATAATAATGTCGTATACAACTGGTGGACAAACGATAGATAAAAGCATGAACGGGATACTTTCTTTTAATGGTGAAAGCGTAGTAGCAGATGATATAACAGCAACTAATATTACGGCTACTAATCTAGCAACAGATAATATTACGTGTGAGACGCTTGAAGTGAATACATCAGCAACATTTAACGGAACAGCATCGTTTAACACAGCGTTGCCAACGTCAAGCATAACAAGCGCAACAAATAACGATGAATTTATAACTCTTGGAATAGGAAACTCATTATACGCAAGTGGTAGTATATTAGGAAGTAACAACACGTGGACGGGACAGAATTATTATAATACGATATTGCCAACAAGCACATTAACAGGCACACCCACGTTAAATGATATTGCTCCTGTGGCTATGTTGAATAATCTGTATGCCCGATTAGCATCAACTAATTTTTTTTCAGGTAGTAATAGTTTTTCTGCGGGTTTATCCGCTTCTTATCTACAAACCCTATTTATTTCGTGGTCACAGTTTTCGGGTGATATAGTAGAGCAAACGTTTGATACCTTAACAGGGATTTTTAAAACCATATCTTATAATAATGGAACAAGCGCCCGTTTTGACTTTGGTTTTTTTACAAGCGTTATACCAGTAGTAGAGGTTATAAAATTTAGAATACAAGAAACGGTAAGCACGTTTTTCACAAGAGTTCAAGTTCAAACACCCGATACGACAAATACAAACTCTACCGCCTTGTCGCTAACAAATTCTAATGCTACGCCCACGTCATTAAATATGTCTTTGAGTTGGAACGGTGGTGTTAACGGTATCATTCAAGCAGGGGATACGGCAATAATAGCAAGAACTGTGCTTGATAGTGCTACAACAGCGTTAGTGTTAGCACCATGGAGTAGCACAAATTGCGGTATACGAATTACAAAGGACGATGTTACGATGCTTGGATTAACAAATAATTTTTCAGCAACCACGACGAATATAACAGGAGCAACAAATTTTACAAGTCTTCCATCAACCACAACCACATTTACAACGGCAACATCAAACCAGTTTATTACCAAGAATATAGGTGATAATTTATATACAGTAGCAGGAGGATACGCACGTTTAACAACAGTAGATAATGCCTTTACCAATAACAACACGTTTGTAAATCTACCATCAACCACAACCACATTTACAACAGCAACAGCAAATCAGTTTATTACCAAAAGTATAGGAGACGCTTTATACCCAAGCATACCAGCGGGAGGCTATGCCCGTCTTACAACGGTAGATAATACATTTACAAACAATAATACGTTTTTAACAGATGGAGGAACTGGAAATACTATTATGTATGGTGCGGGGGTTTTTTTAAGCGCAACAGATAATATAGCAGAGGCTACGGCGGGTGGAACACTTGCGACACCAGCATTTACAATTCGTGGTAGGGGTTCAAACTCAAAAATAATCAAGTTCATACCAAACGCAACAGCAAGCGCATTAAATCCATTAGTTGCGGTGAATGATGGGGTGATTTCAGCAGATACGGCTTTAAGTCTAACAGCAGAAGGGACAACTGCTGTGGGGATACGAATAGTAGATGATGGTAATATGTTTATTAGAGGAACAACTGTTACTTTTCCAGCAACAAATACTAATACTATTATCTATGGGACAGGGGTTTTTTTAAGCGCAACGTCAAATATAGCAGAGAGCACGTCAAATGTAGCACTTGCGACACCAGCATTTACAGTTCGTGGTAGGAGTGCGAACACAAAAACAATCAAGTTCATACCACAGGCAACAGTAGGGGCATTAAATCCAGCAGTCTTGGTGAATGATAGTGTGATTTCAGCAGATGCGGTTCTAACTCTAACAGCAGACGGCGCAACAACAACAGGCATTCGTATATTAGATACAGGCGTTGTTAATGTTGTAGGAGTAACCAATAATTTAGGGTCAGCAACCACGAATATAAACTCAACGACGTTGACTGTCTCGGCTTCAACATCATCTACTTTTAATAGTTTCGTCACGTTTAATAACCAAGTTCCTTTAATCAACATAGATGCGACGGGAACTCCGTCTACGAAACAGGCTGTTAATTGGGCGGTAGTAACAAGCCGATTAGCAACAACAGTATCTAATTTATTAGGCGGTATAAACACTTGGACGCAATCAAATACGTATAACACATCTATCTCGCAGTTGCTTCCATTTATTTACAATTTTGCTGGGGCACAGGCTTACGCTAATACAGGTATGGTGGGATATAGTTTAAACAATACAGTTAGGTTAGTAGCAACAATAACAGGAGTAAATTATACAAACGTAGCAAGTATTGCTCTGCCAGCAGCCTATGGAATGTGGCGTATTGACTTTGAGTGCGAATTTTCCACAGTTACTGATGGATTTTATAGTATGGGTATCACAACAACATCAGGAGGAACTCCACTTGTTTTTAGCGGACAAGAAGCACACGCAAGAACCGCATCATCAGGATTGACTATAAACACAAGCCTAATATTTAAAAACTCGGCATTAAATCAAACTGTTTATGGAGTTGCTCGGGCATCTCTTACCACAGGAATTATTGATGTGGCGATTAGATTTACGAGATTAGGTTAAAGGCGGTCGCCGATGGCTTAAAGGCGGTCGCCGATGGCTTAAAAGCGTAGCGACAGTTAATAATCTCAACACATAATAATGCTAAGTGAAATATTTTTTACATTTCTTGTTACATCAGTTATAGGCTGTTGTTTAGCAACAACTCGTATGATTTATCGTAGTAAGTGTCGTTCATTAGAATGTTGTGGGATTAAGATTATAAGAGATGTGAGAGTTGAGCAACATCTAGACCAGCAAGTTCCAAGAACAACAAGTATGGCTACTTTACAACCAAATCAAGACTTCGTTTAAGTATTTAATATTTAAATGAATTAAGACTTAAAGAATAATCTAATGTTATATTATAAAATGAGTGAACCAGTTGTTTTGAAGTCCCCTGTTGCCCCGAAGATTTATTTAGCGATACCCTTTGAAGTTAAGGATGAAGCCAAAAAGAATAAGTGTAGATGGTGTCCAGAGCGTAAAATGTGGTACTGTATTAACAGAAAAAATCCTATGGTAGAAAAGTATCTATTTTCTTTCTTTGACGTACCTTTTGAACTTAAAGATAAGGCTAAGGAATTGGGCGCTAGATGGGACAGTACTAATAAGTCGTGGTATTCTTATCAAGGTAATACCGCTTTGATTGCTTTATTGGAGGAAGAAATTATTTGAATTACTTTATTTGGTAATAATAACTTAAAACAATTATAATATATTATTGTATATTATAATGGAATTAACTAAGCCAACTGAGCAAAATAATTTAGAAAAACCAAAGTTAGAGAGAAAGCTGGATAATCCTAAGTACTTTGTAGAATACTATCATAATAATAATCCACATATTGTATGTGAATGCGGGCAGACAATTAGACGTATGTTTAAATTAAAACACTCACGCCTAGCAAAACACAAGTTCCTTTTAGAGAAAAAAATTGAATTAGAAAAACAACTAAATAATTTAGGCAATTAACGCTTAAACAGAAAATTAAAATATAGTCATAGATAAATGAGCAAAATTCAAATTATAAGAAGTTTAGGAAAAAAGAACGTACGCACCATGAGAGAAGAGTTCGGGTACAAAAATATAAATGAGGTGGTAAAAGCATACAATCTTGGCGGCAATAAGACAAGTAATTTCAGCAACGCAGTACAACTGAAAGCTAAAAAAATGTTACAGGAAGACTACAACGAAATTGCTGAAAATTATAATGCTACATTACCACCAAAACTATTTAAGCCCAAGCCGCTAGGAAAGTCATATGTACAGCTAGGCGACCTTAAAGAGTATGTATTTACGTGGATTAAAAAGAAAAATAGGGGCAAAGTTACTAATGACTTTGGCGTAGAAGTTGTGCGCAGTAAGTCTCCATTTTCAGTAAAATTGACTTCTACTTTGGTAGCTAATGTAAGCCATACTTTTGACTTTAATAATGACGCACATTTTACAGAATGGATTAATAGTATCTATAATGAAGAAACACAAAATGTTGATAGCGAAAATACAAAAGTATATAATGAACTGAAAAACGTATTTGCTGGACTTAATAAAGTAAAGCTAAATAAAATTCAAGGTGGATGTAATAAGAATAAAGCAGGTACAAAAATAATGAAAAGTCCTTTTTACACTTGGACGCTACATAACCCTACGAGCAAGGATAATAACTGTTTCTTTGCTTGTCTTGCTTATCTTACAAAGAACCCTGAATATACAGCACATAAATTACGTAAACAATTTGAGCTAATACCAGGTGTTGAGGTAGATGTAGATGATGCTTATCGTATTATTGATGTATTAAAGTTAAACATCCAAATACGTGAATGGAATACTAATGAAGAACTAGAAGATGCCCAATATATAATTTATAAAAACAATCATTATTATGCTTTGATAAGTTGTGAGATGATAAAAGAAGAGTTTGATGAAGAAAAGAAGAAAACGAAAACAAAAATTAGACGTGGATTAATGACCTTTGATTTTGAAACACGACCCACAGAGGACTATATTACCGTTAAGGCAACTGGGCAAGAAATGTATTTATTGAAAGATACAATATGTTGTGTTTATTATAGACCTGTTCAAACAAGTATGATACTTAAAAAGAAATTCATTACAAATGCTGGTAAATCATCAGCACGTCAATTCTTAGACTTTCTCAACGACGAAGTTCTGGAAGGAAGACATTATAGTATAATAGCACATAATGGTTCTAAGTTTGACTTTTACTTTATCATGGGACAATTCACAACTTTGGAACTCTTGAATAGTAGACCTGCTTTTAGAGGACTTGGAATTATAGGTTTAAATTTTCGTGGCAATTCATTCAAAGACAGCTGTTGCTTTCTAACAGATAAACTAAGCAATCTGTCAAGTAGTTTTAAAATAGATGAGGGCAAAATGACTATTATGACTTTACACGGAAAAGAAATAAGTAGCGAGCAATTGTGTTTTTACAAAGATAAATTAAATTTTAACGAATTTTTAGATTTACAAAACACAGATGTAGAATTTTGGAACCTTTACGAAGAGTATTGTATGCGTGATTGTTCGGCATTATTCCAGATATGGGAAAAATTCGTAAATTGTGTAAATACTTTAATGGCTACAATCTCACCATTAGTTGTATCAAAATGTTCTGTAATGAGTTCTAGCACAATAGGTTCACATAGCAAGAAAATATTAAAGTACATCAATACTTGGAAGGGTGGCGAATATAAAGAACACGTATTAAAGATGGCTGAATTCGCTGGAATAACGTACAAAAAAGTTACTGTTTTTAACGCCGTACAAAATAGAAAGGAACAAAGAAGGGAGCAATTTATTGACAAAGAAAAATATGATTTTATATGTAACTTTAAAACTGGTGGTATCTCACACTGTAATAAGCCTGGTAAGCACATGACAGGAATAGCAGGCGTTGATATTACTTCACAATATCCAGCGGCTATGATACAGGCTATGTTGCCTGTCGGCGCAAGTGAATGGATAAATTATTACGATAATACACGACACGGATTTTATCTATTAAAGAATGTTGTATTTAGTGGTAAAAAATTTAAGCCCGTAGCATTTAGACCAGCAAAGACTGCGGTAAATACATCACTAGATTGGGTTATAAATGATTATAAAGAACTTTATGTAGATAGTTATATGATTAAATACTTATACGCCAATTGTAACTTAGAAACTTTTGAGGTTGTTAAAGGTTTAGTATCAAGCGAAGAAATAAAAAGCGAGTTGATTTTCGGTGCTATGGTAAACCCGTTTTATAATGAAAAGAAATTACAAGATGAATATAAAGCAAGCAAAGATCCCGTAATAAAAGCACAGTTAAATCCTGCGTTGCGTACAACTATTAAGTTATACATCAATTCATTAAGTGGTAAATTGATTGAAAACCCAGCTAG